GAAGGACCCGGATACCGATTCCCTGTCCCTGACCGCAAGCCCTCTGCAGGATGGCAAGGTCAAGGCATCCACTACCGCAGAGACTCCGGACGCAGTGTATCAGGCATGGTTCCAGAAGGTCTGGGAAAAGGACTCCGGAACCGCTTAAGAGGTAACCGCCTATGATCAAAAAGGAAATTGAAATCTGCGGCCGTCCTGTGGTGATGGGCGCCAGCGCTCTGCTGCCGAAGATCTACCGGATCAACTTCGGGAAAGACATGGTGGCGGATATGAACCGCCTGAGAAAAAGCTTCCAGGCCGCCCAGAACCTTCCCAAGGATGCAACCGAGGAAGACCGGCAGGCTGCTTCTCTGGATGTAATCGATCTGACTATCTTTGAGCAGGCTGCCTGGGCCATGGCCTACCACGCAGACAAGACCGTTCCTCACGATCCGGACGAATGGCTGGAATCCTTCGATGGAGTCTTCTCCATTTATGAGGTTTTCCCGGTAATTCTGGAGCTGTGGGGACTGAACCAGAAGACCACATCCGTGCCCGCAAAAAAATAAAAGCCACAACCCGCGAGCCCACCGGCGCAGCTTTCATGCTGCGCTGTGCGGAGTTGGGGCTGGTGTCAGATGAAGTTTTACAGTCGTATACCATGGGCATGGTATACGATATGCTGACCGAAAAAGCAAATGACCATGAAAAATACCCTGTGATTGCTACACAGGAAGATTTTGATAAATTTTAAGGAGGGATTTCGTGGCCAAAACAAAAGGTATCATCGTAGAACTTGGCGGCGACGCCTCCGGGTTAAACAAAGCCATATCCTCCGTATCCAAAGAGGCTCGCGATACCCAAAGCGAGCTGAAAAAAATCGAGCGGCTGCTAAAAATGGACCCTAGCAATGTCACCCTTCTGAAGCAGAAGCAGGACTTGCTGAACCAGTCCATTTCCAAAACTGAAGATGTGATTACAGCTCTGAAGGATGCCAAAGACCGGGCCGATGCCGACATGGCAAACGGTACTGAGATCAATGAAAAAGCCTACCGGGAGCTGGAGCGGCAGATCGAAGCCAACGAGATCACACTGAAAAACACCAGGAAAGAGGCCGATAAGGTAGCGGATGCCCTAAACAGCATCGACAGCGACGACCTCCGGGACGTTGCCAGAGCAGCTGACGATGCGGAAGAAGCCCTGGAAGAAGCCGCAAAGGAGGCCGCTGATTTTGGTGACGTTCTGAAAGCTAATATGATCAGCGATGCGGCCGGCGGCATTGTGGATTCACTGAAGGGTGTAGCAGAAGAGACAAAAGAGTACCGAAAGATCATGGGCTCTCTGGAAGTTTCTTCTGAACAAGCCGGTTATACGGCAGAACAGACCAGCGAAGCATACCGGCGGCTTTATGGCGTTCTTGCCGACGACCAGAGCGCGGCAACTACCCTGGCAAACCTTCAGGCTCTGGAACTGAACCAGGAAGATCTGCTAAACCTGATTGATAACGTCATTGGCGGCTGGGCCAAATACGGAGATAGTATTCCGATTGATGGCCTTGCGGAAGCTGTAAACGAAACGATTCGCGCCGGACAGGTAACCGGCACTTTCGCCGATATCATCAACTGGGGAGCCAAAGAGGGCGAAAACTACGGCGTAAAAATGCGGGAAGCTACAGAGGCCAACGAGGAATGGAACGAGTCTGTGGCGGCTGCTGAGACCGCAGAGGACTTTTTCAATCTTGCCTTGCAGGAATGTTCCACAGAAGCAGAGCGGGCCAATCTGGTCATGAAAGCCATGGCAGACCAGGGCTTGGGCGCTATGGCAGAGAAATGGAAAGAAAACAACGCCGCCATGGTAGAATCCAACGAGGTCAATGCCCAGATGCAGGACCAACTGGCACAGCTGGGAGAGAAGCTGGAGCCACTACAAACCAGACTGTACGCGTTAATTGTACAAGCCCTGGAATGGTTCAACAGTCTGGACGAAGGCACACAAAACTTCATAATTGGAACGGTTCTGCTGGTGGCAGCTATTGCGCCGGTAAGTGCCGCATTTAGTGGAATATCCGGAGGAATAAACAGTGTAATGCAAATGCTTCCGCAATTGCAAAATATGTTTACAACTGTTTTTGGATTTATTGCAGCTAATCCGGTCGTTTTACTGATTAGCGCTATTGTTGGACTTGTTGCCATTGTGGCGGCCAAAGGGGACGAAATCCAAACTATTCTGCAAAGGGTAGATAACTTTCTCCAAAGCGTATTTGCCACTGATTGGACAAATATATTTGGTCCGGTACTTGGAAATGTACTAAATGGTTTCTTTGCTAATCTTCAAAACGTATGGGATGCGGTAATGCAGATCCTGAGCGGAGTAATTGACTTTATCCGTGGTGTTTTCACAGGCGATTGGGAGAGAGCCTGGAGTGGAATTGTTCAAATATTCGATGGAATCTTTTCTGGCATTTATGCCATGGCTGTTGCTCCAATCAACGGAATCATCAGTCTGGTAAATGCTGCTATTGACAGTATAAATTGGCTGATCGCCGGAATCAACAAGATTCCAGGTGTAAACATTGGCTCCATCGGGAGTATTCCCATGCTTGCCGACGGCGGCACCGTCTGGTCTGGCTCGGCCATTGTAGGCGAAGCAGGCCCGGAGCTGCTGACCGTCACCGGCGGCAAGGCCGTAGTTCAGCCTCTGACTGCCAATACCGGCAAGATCGAGAGCCTGTTAGGTGACATCAGCAGCGAGCTTGGCGGTGGCGGCTATGATATCCCCATTGTGGTACAGGTTTCTCTGGACGGAAGAGTAGTGGGAGAATCCGCTGTGCAGTACATGAGGAGGCAGGATAGAGCTTATGGCAAATAAATATCCTCTCATCATCGGCGGTGTGGACATCACCGACATGGTGGAAATTGACAGCTATGAGACCACCCTGATCCCAGTGGTGGGCGGATCTGTCACAACAATGGACGGAGTCACCCACAAATCTATCATCCGGGAAAAAGGCCATGTAAAATTTGCGGTAAACCCGCTCACCGATATCCAGACCAAGAAGCTGAATACTGCTCTGAAAAACGGCATCACAGAGGTGCAGTATCACTGCACGATGCGAAACGGAACATTTATTGCGACTATGGAAGCGGACAAGCCAACTGCTAGGCACATGGGGCGTGTAAAATACGGCGGAGCCAAGTGGCACGAGCTGTCTGAGATCACGCTGACGGAGCTGTAGACTATGCAGAAAACATCAGATTTATACCGGGAGCTGCTGGCGGGAGATCATTGGGAAGAAACCCGTCTCTCCATCGGAGAAACCGGTGTTTTGATCACTAAAGAAGGTGACGATATTACTTTTGGCGGGGTCTCCATTCTGGTGGGTGCGACTGGCGCAGATGGTGGATATGACGAATCTGCACTGGTGACCATGGAGACCGGCACCAATGCCTTTGGAGGAAACTCTCCACAGGTGGGTACCTGTGTCAGCGCACAAATCGATGTAGAAATGATGAAGCCTTTCGGAGAACTGCCGCCCATGGCCCGAATGGTTCCTTATACCAGACTGACAGATGGGCAGCGGTGTTCAGAATGGATCCAGAAGGGTGTTTTCTATATTGATACCAGAAAAGAGAATGAGTATGGACCAGATCTAAAAACCATCAGCCTTTGTGGGTACGATGAAATGATGAAAGCGGAACAGGATTACCCATCTTCCACGCTTTCCTGGCCCGCCAAAGACATCGACGTGGTTCGAGAGATTGCCGCTTTTCTTGGCGTATCTATTGACTCCAGGACGATTCCTATTATCAGCCGGGGCTATACCATCAACTATCCCGCCGGGTATTCCTGCAGGGATACGTTGGGATATATCGCTGCCATGTATGCCGGGTGCTTCGTTATGTCGGACCTTGGAGAGCTGCGGATGATCACAATCCATGGCATCCCAAAAGAAACCAGATACCTGATCGAGCCCACGGGCTTTGCCATTACCTTCGGAGGTGACCGCATCCTTGTCTGATCGAACCTATTTAGGCCGCAGTATGCAGCGGTTCACCTCTGCACCACAGTTTGACGGATTTTCCAAAGTGACCATTGTGGTCAACGATGAAATTGAGTATTCCGCAGGCACCGGCACGGGCCGCACACTGCGGATAACAAACCCCTGGGGAACGCCGCAGATGGCGCAGGATATTCTCAACGATATCCGGGGCTTTCAGTATCAGCCTTACACGGCGGAGGATGCCATCATTGACCCGGCTGCGGAGCTGGGGGACGGCGTTACGGCGAACAACGTATACGGCGGCATCTATACCCAGAAGATCCGCTTTGGGCCTCTGCTGACGGCTACCGTGGCGGCTCCGGAGGATGAGGAACTAAACCACGAGTATCCCTACCAGTCCAAGCCCAACAAAGAGATCACCCGGGAAGCCAAGATGCTCCGATCTGAAATGCGGATACAGGCCGATAAGATCGAGCTGGAAGTATCGGAACGGAAGGCCGCCGTAGAGCAGCTGACGGCCCAGCTTAAGGTCCAGGCGGGTCTGATCGAGGCCAAGGTCAACAAGACCGGAGGCAGCGCCTCTTCCTTTGAATGGAACATGACCGATACTTTTATGCTCTGGAAGGCGAACGGAACCAAAATTTTTAACCTGGACAAAAATGGAGCCGAAGTATACGGAAAGATTGTAGCCAAATCTGGAAAAATCGGCGGTTTTGATATTCTGTCTAATTATCTCAGCTACAACAGCCAGACTTGGGGTGGAACCAATCGAACAGGTGTATACATAGGTATCCAAGGCATCCAGTGTGGGGCCTCGGAAACTGGAGTAAGGATAACCAATGATGGCCGTTTATTCGCGGAATATGGAGAATTCAGAGGAAGTATCAGAGCAAAGAACATCCAGTATGGTGGAAACGATGGTTATTTTTCTGGAGCGGGAATTACCGGCGGCTCCATCAGCGGAGGTTATTATGGCCAGATCGCTGGAAACACTCTGAGCACTCACAATTTGGTCGGTGGTATCAACAGCAGTCTCGGAAGGGCGGATGCTGCCTACAATGTGACCCATGGAAATGTTCAGGCAAGTGCCCTGTCTGCATATACGCTGGCGGGACAGATTGGAAATATAACTACGCTGAATGTATCAGATATAAACTTCGGAAACGTGAGCTTTTATACGGGTTCGATCAAGGATGGTAACGGAAACATTCAGCGCGTCGTAATGTGGTGATGATTATGGAGAAACTGATAACAGCAAGAGGAAAAACAATAGACTGCGACTACTTTAATCCATTCCCTCCGCTGGGCCAGGTGTTTATCCAGGTCCTGGGATTGTCTCTCGCGGAGACGGTATCCATTTTCGGCAATCCCGCCGAGACGGTAGCGATGAAGTGGGGAGATCAGTATGTCGCCTACCATACAAAAGTCATAAATATCACCCCGGAGGGAAATGCGATCCGGCTGACGCTGGGGAAGGAGTAAATCATGGAAAACATTATTTCTGCAATCAATCTGCTGGAGGCTGTGCGCTCCACTATGGATACCATCAGCGTGGTAGGCATCGAAAACCAGGATAAATTTGTGGGCTGCGCCAACGCCATCCAGACCGTTTCCCAGACGCTTGGGAAGTTTGTGCAGGAGGCCCAGGCGGCACAGAAGGACGAAAAGGATGTGGTAGATAATGGCTGACATTTACATTGACTGGTGCCCAAAATGTGGTGGCAGAGCGGAGATAGAAATTAAAGGAAATGTTTCTATCATTTGCAGGAAATGTGGTCATTCCGTGATTATCTGCGACGAAAAGGAACTTAACGCTGACGGTATGGGGAGAAAAAACGTCCTCCCTGCTGGAAAGGCTATGGACGCTATAAGAAAATGGAACACGAAGGAGGAAGTAAATGGCAGATAAAGCAATATCCGAGCTGATTGCGGCGGAACAGATCACGGCGACGGATATGTTCGTGCTGGAACAGAACGGCACGGCAAAGAAGCTGACGGGACAGGTGCTGCTGAACTGGCTGACGGCAGCAGCGGACGGCCACGGCGGTATTCAGAGCATTGCGAAGCTCAGTACCAGTGGACTGGCTGATACATACCGCATCACGTTGGCAGATACCACCACCTTTGATTTCGTGGTCACCAACGGCCGCAGTGTTAACAGTATCGCAAAGACAGCTGCAAGCGGCCTTGTGGATACCTATACCATTACATACAACGATGGAACCACATCCACCTTCACTGTCACCAATGGCGCAAAGGGCGACAAGGGCGACAATGCCTATATCTGGATCAAATATGCGTCCCAGGAGCCTACAGCCTCCTCCAATTCCTTTGGTGACCTTCCGGATGACTGGATGGGTGTTTACTTCGGCACTGCTTCCACAGCGCCTACCGATTGGCAGCAGTATGCATGGTACAAAATCAAAGGCGAGCAGGGCGATACCGGCGAGCCGGCTACTTTGGTCAGTTCTGATATCACCTATCAGGCAGGCGACTCCGGAACCATCATTCCCTCCGGCAGTTGGAGCAGCAGCGTGCCGCCCGTGACTCCCGGCCGGTATCTGTGGACCCGTCAGGTGCTACAGTTCAATACCGGTGCTCCTATCACAAGCTACAGCGTTTCCCGGTTCGGCATCGATGGCACCGGTGCAGTTTCCACCGTTGCCGGTGTGGCCCCGGACGCTAACGGCAATGTTCCCCTGACGGCCTCTGACGTGGGCGCACTGCCTACTTCCGGCGGCACCATGCTGGGCTCTATCAACATGAACGGCCAGCCGCTCACCGGGCTGAATGCGCCTGTTGATGATACGGATGCGGCAAGCAAGGGCTACGTGGACGAAAACGGCGGCGATCTGGAAGTGGACCTGGACGGTGCCGGAGCGGGGGAGGCCAACGGCATCAATGCGGACACTCTGGGCGGTCAGCTGCCGGAGTATTATGCGAAAGCTGAGTCTGTAACTGTGGCAAGTGTGCCTAATAGCTATGGCTTCGGAATTTATGTAATTGGGCGGATCTGCTACCTAAACATTGGGTACAACAGTGAACTTCCTACTTCCGGACTGCAAATGCCGGAAGGTATTCGACCAATGAGTGACCACGTTTTTACCGGAAAGGCGTACGTTTCGGGTTCTGGAGATATTTGGTATCAACCTTTCCGGATTACTACTGATGGCGTGCTGACCGCTAGATCAAATGATAACAACAGCAACATAACTGTATCCTGGATCAGAGCAACGACGAGCTTTGTTCTGGCAGAGACTTGATAAGGGGGTAACGTAAATGTCCACATACTTAAAACCGCAAACCCCGCTGTACAGCAAAAAGAATGACGCATACATCTATCCTCTTACCACCTCTGACCAAATCATCATGCCGGACGGTTCCCGGCTGACTCCGGATAAGCTGGAAGCTATGATCCTGGAGACTGCCACCCCGGACGCAATCGGCGCACTGTCCATGGAACTGCTGTGGGAGAATGCCAGTCCTACAAGCGAAGTGGGAGCGTTCAATATATATGATTTAAATATAAGCGAATATAGGTCGCTTAAAATAATTTTTCGTTATGCTACAACTATCGAATGGGAATATAACGCAATATTGAATATCGGCGTGGAAACTTTAGTTTCTGCCGGAATGGGAAGAAATTTGTACAAGGTTGTGAATACTAAAAATGGTATAGTGCATTTTGAACAAACGAAGATCTACAATAACTACGCAGGAGAAGCTGCCGATAATACTATCTATTTAATTCCAATTCGTATTTATGGTGTTAAGGGGGGTACGGAATGAGCTATGCACTAACTTTGGCGGAAGATAATCGCATTATAATATCATGTGTTGTCCTCCGCAACGGAAACTATAACGGTATGCCCATTGTGGAATACCTCCCAACTGGGGAAACCCAACAGAAGCAGGATATTACCAACTACCTCTATGTAAACGACGAATACATCTACGATCCAAAGCCCGAACAGCCGGAGCCGGAACCGGAACCCACCGTATGGGACGAGCTGGATGCGGCCTATCAGACCGGCTATGATGAGGGCTACCAGGAAGGAGTGAACGGTGCTTATGACGAGTAAGGAAAGAGTATTGCAGCGGGAGCATGACCGGGGTAAGCCTGTGGGCAGAGTGCATGGCAAGGCAGATGCCCTTGACCTTGCCGCCCGTGCCCCTCAGATGGACGGTACCGCCATCATTGCGGAGGAGAGCAAAGTCCCCGCATGGAGTGAAAACGCCGTCTACACCGCCGACCATGTTGGATTCCCGGTGCAGGATGACGGGCAGGTCTACACCATCCTCATGCCCCACACCCCGGCGCACAACCCCGGCAGCCGCCCGGCAGACCTGCGGGCAATCTACTCCCTTCTGCACACCAAAGACCCCGCAAAAGCCAAGCCCTGGATGCCCAGCTACGGCACCAGCGGCCTTTACCAGATGAACGAGGTATGCACCTATCCCAACGCCGAGGGCGTGGAACACGTCTGGCGCAACCTCTGGGACGGAAACGAGCATCCCCCTCTGACGCTGAACGTGGAAAGCCGCTGGGAGGATCTGGGGACTGTGAGTGAATGGAAGGAGGCAAGTTAATGGCTGAGATGTTTTTTGCAGATGCTTCAAAGTTATTTCGTTTGGAAGTGGTTCGCTGCGGGGAATGTGTACACTATAAAGAAGTGTGTGGTGAATACGGTTGTTTCCATCCGAAAATGGAAAGCGGTTGGGAAAGTGAAGGCGGTGAACATCTTCTGATGAAGCCCACGGACTTCTGTTCCTATGGGGAAAGGAGACAGGATGACCAATGAGCAACGCCAGCACCTTTTGGCGTACTTAGGCTACTACGTGGGCAACGTGGACGGCGACTGGGGAACCCTCAGTAAGACCGCCTGCAAGGCCTTCCAGAAGGACTTCGGCGGAATCACTGTAGATGGCTACGGTGGCCCGGAGACGGACAAGGCGCTGAAGCACGCGGTTGCCATCGGGTTTCTGAGACGGGAACCGGTGAACGATTCGGACACAACGGAGGCAGAGACCGGCACCTTCTGGGCTGAGATCGAATTCTTCAACCGGGAGGAATTCCGGTGCCAGTGCAAGGGAAAATACTGCAACGGCTTCCCGTCAGAGCCTCACGAGGCAACCGTTCGTTTCGCTGATGCTATTCGCAGACGTGTGGGAAAGCCCATTCCCGTCAACAGCGGCCTGCGGTGCGCCACCTGGAATTCCATCCAGGGAGGTGTGGCCAACAGCAACCACATGACCGGCGGCGCCATGGATCTGGGATGCCCGGTGGGTGTGACTCCGGTGGAAATGAAGGCAGCCGCTGAAGCCGTCATGGGCAACACCGGCGGCATCGGCATCTACGACTGGGGCATCCACATCGACGACGGCGTGTATTCCCGGTGGGACGAACGCTGACGGGAGGTGAGACCGATGGATATTTTAAGCATCTTGGCAGACCACGCAGGGGATATCTGCCAGATTCTCACCTGTGCCGCCCTGCTGATCCGTCCCGTCCGGGAATGGCTCATGGGCACAGAAGCCCTGCGGGAGGGGCAGCGGTGTCTCCTCCGCTCGGAGATCGTCCGGATCTACTACCGTCACCACGACGAAAACCAGCTCCGGGAGTACGAATACAAAAACATGACCCAGTGCTACAAAGCATATAAGGCCCTGGGAGGAAACAGCTTTATCGACCACATCTATGCAGAGATGCAGAAGTGGGAAATTATTTGATGGAGGTTAACTAATTATGAACGAAAAAGAATTTGCAGCATGGGCAAAGCGTGAAGTCGTAAAGTATGCCAATGCACATCTGGATGCAACCGACTGTAAGGAAATCACCGAGGACGATGTTTTCATTGTCTGGATGTGTAAGACTTTGCAAAACAACAAGGTTTTGCTGTCCACCACTTTATTTGACGGGATGTACTATGAGCTGACATACAACGGGGACAAGAAAGAACTGTACTTCGATGCCTACAAAAAGTGGGAAAACGTTTGTATCAGCATCATGCAGTAAGGAGGAACTACATATGACCAAACAGGATATCATTCGTAAGCTGACCAGCCGAAAACTGTGGGTAGCCGTGGCCGGTTTTGTCTCCGGCCTGATCGTGGCCTTTGACGGCGACGCAGAAACCGCCGAAACCATCTCTGGCCTGATCCTGCAGGGCGCTGCGGTGCTGGGTTATCTGATCGCAGAGGGATTGGCGGATGGAGCAAATGTAGGGGAGTAACTGCCTATGGCAAATTATGTTGTTTGGAACGCCCTGAAGGTCAAAGAATTCAAGTATCTGGCAAATCTGACACCGGAGCTGGAAAAGGTCTTTGACGATATGATCAACCCACGGGCAAGCATTATCCAGACAGCAAACACGCTCAACGTCTCTGACCGGACCGTGAACACCATGCGGGACACCATCTGGAAGATCTACGACGAAGTACAGCCATTCTCCCCAATCCTGACACCCAGGCAGATGCCAAAGAAACGAAAAAAAGGTGACAATTTAGCGGGTATATGGTATAATTCACATATAAGAGTTATATGTCAGGAGGGAATAGCAATGAGTTGGATTATTGGAGACAATAGTCTTATTTGTGATTTTTGCGGCCATGAAATAAAGATGGACAAAACAAAGTCCGGAGCGATGATAATGCCGGCTAAATGTGTTAATTGTTGCGAGCCTATAAGCTACGAGACAAACAGTGTGTTACATGTCAGAACCGGCATAGAGTTTTTACCAACGAAAATTATCGGTATCAAATGATGAAGGGCCTCCCAGAACCGGGAGGCCCTTCATTTTTGCTTCGCTTTTCCTTCGTTTTTGCAACGGGAATCCTTCGCAAAGGCTGCGGCAAGTCTGCGTGTTGGAAGACCCTTTGTATAGTAAAATCAGGGTAGATCAAGGGAAACCTTGGTACTATTAAAAACGGAGGTAAACAAAATGGTAGAAGTCGATAGAAACTATGCTTCCAAGGGACTCGCGGGCGCTGCACTGGGCACCGGCATTGCTGGTCTGACGCTGGGCGCTATCAATTCCGGTATTGTTCCCAACCTGTTTGGTGGCTGGAATAACGGGGCTGCTGTCAATTCTGACAATATGCCCGTGAACCGGTACGAAGCCGCTCAGTCCGCCCGGATCGCAGAGCTGGAGACCGAAGTCAAGCTGCGGGATGCCAATTTCTACACCATCGGTGAGATTGGCAAGCTGCGGGACTATGTGGACGGCAAGTTTGCCAAGGTGGAAGGCGAGCTGTGTGAACAGAAGGTCTTCAACGCCGCTCAGATCGGCACCATCTCCTGCATCCAGGGCCAGATCGCCCAGCTGATGGGTCTGACCAAACTGGTCGTTCCCAATGGCTCCATCTGCCCCGGCTGGGGTGACGTGACTGTGACCGTTACTCCTGCAAGCACCACTTAACCACTGGCAAGGGGGCGGATCACCGCCCCCAAAAAATCTAACCTATGGAGGTAACTATGGCAACCATTCAGCAGGTACAGACCGGTTTCACCCGGTTTATTGACGCTCATATCGCCGGAGCCTTTGAAGGTTGGCAGAAGGCCGTCGTGGTAGGCGGTGCGGGCCTCCTGGCGGCGAATATGCCGAACCTGATCAAAGCGTACGGCAATACCCCAATCGTGGCAGCCCTGGGCGTATACAACCCAGAAGCGGGCACCATTGACATTGATGCCCTGTACAATGCGTTTGTTCCCCATCTGGGGGCGGACAAGTTCCCGGTGACGATCCCCAAGATCGGCACCATCAAATTAGGAAAGCAGGAAATCGACATTTTGTGTCGTTACATAAAGGAGGCATAAATGGATTTTACTCAGCAGAACATTGAAAAGTGGCTCAAGGAGTTCATGGAGAAAATGCCCTTGACCTGCGCCAATGCGGAAAAGCTCAACATCATGTGCGAGGCTATGCGGAACATGGCGCATATGCACCACGAATTTACCGAAGAGGATGCCCGCGAGTGGGCCAAGCATATGAATCCCCCTGCCCGGTGGACCATGGATCAGACTACAGCTGTGATGAACCAGTACGGTTACAGTCACCGTCCCTGCGAATTCTGGGTGGTCATGAATATGCTGTTTTCCGATTACGGCAAAACCATGATCAAACACGGAGCCGACAAGCCCGAAATCTGGGCATCTCTGGCCCATGACTTCATTGATGACGGCGATGCCGAAGATGATAAAGTGGGCCGCTATTGGCGGGATATTGTGAAGCATTGAGCATGAGAAAAGCCTCCTGATATTACATCAGGAGGCTTTGTTTACCTTGCCACAGTGATTCGGATATAACGATCCGTGACAAAAACTCTTGGTACACCGGAAGGGACACCAAGAGTTATTGTCACTCCTCCGGAGGTGTCGTCTATTATTCCAGTTGGGTCTGAGTCCAGGATTGTCCAGATTGTGATCGTGTCTTTTCCTACTTCTACACGGTAGACAATGGAAAGCAATATGTTTGCGTCGCTGTCTGTGCTGGAAATGATCAGATCCAGGATATCCCGAAGCTTTCTTTCCGGGATGGCGGATGCGTCAACGGCTGCTTTGAGGGTACGCATTTCTTTTGCGATGGTGGCTTTCTGCTGTTCCAGGGCTGCAATTCTGGATTTTACTGTTTCACTGTAAAGGCCATTTAGAACAGCCTCGACAGCGTTATTCAGCTTAGTGGTAACGTCCTTTTCTTGCTGGATCAGATCCTGAAGACTATTTACGGCACCGGCCTGTAACTGTTCGGCCTGATCCCGAAGGATCTGTATCAGACCGTTTGTCTCTTCCGGCTTGCCCAGCACCATTCTCAATGCATCCGCAACACGGTTCTCCAGGTACTCTGCGCTGATGGGAGCTGCTTCACAGGTGTGCAGACGCTTTTTGGCAGTGCAGCGGTAATAATTATACTTCTGCTGGCTTGTGGTGATGGTCATGGCGGACTTGCAGTCTCCACAGAACACTTTTCCTTTCAACGGGTATTCTCGCTTTACAGGCGGCCTGCCGCCCTGCTGGCGCTTGTTCTGAGCCATTTGCTTCTGCACTTTTTCAAACAGTTCTTTGCTGACGATAGGCGGGATGGCATCCTCTACGCAGATCACATAAGGGTCATCCCTGCTGTGGGTGTCTCTTGTCCCGTCTTCCCGGTAGGGAGCTTTCCCGTAGAGCAGAACACCGATATATTTTTCATTGCGCATCAGGTCATGGAGGCTGTTGTTGCCAAAAGCATTTCCCCGCTTGGTTTTAATGCCGTCCCGGTTCAGCCCGGCGATTATTTCCCGGTAGGACTTGCCCGAAGCGTATTCTTCGAAGATCCTGCGGACGATCTTGGCCTCTTCCTCGCAGATCACCAGTCTGCCATCCTTGACATGATACCCAAGGGCCGGCTTTCCGCCTGTGTGCTGACCGTTCCGGGCCATATGGCGCATCTTTTCCAACGTTTTCTGGCGGCTCTGCAATGCCCAGATCTGATTGAACAGGGCCATGCTGCCCTCAGTCAGGAAGTTGGTGGGATCTCGCAGATCCTTGCCGATCATGGGCTGGGTGACAGAGATCACCTTGACGCCCATGGAAGTCATTTCATCCCGGAAGGTAAACCAAGCGGTCATTTTCCGGAACATCCGGGATTGGTCATAGATCACAACGGTATCCCCGATTCCCTGCCGCAGCTGCATCATCATATTTTCGTACTGCGGTCTGGAATCCTTCATGCCGGAGGTGGCTTCATCGGCAAAGATGCCCAGGATGGGCACACCGTTCTGATGGCACCATTCCTTGCATTTGGTCACCTGCACTTCGATGCTGTCCGGATTCTGATTGTCAGTGGAGTAACGGGCGTTTATCATAGCGCCCGGAATTCGTTCTCTCATAAATCCTCCTTGCAATTTGCGGAGGGATTTGCTATGATAAAAGGGCATAGAAAATCCCCTTCGGATGTGTGGATTTCTTGTGTTGCCGCTCCTGTGAGTCAGACAGGGGCGGCTTTTTTACCAATGGAACAAACCTGCACCTGGGTGCATGATATCCCAAACCAGATAACAGGTCAGGGCTACAAGTGTAACCACAAACAGCAGAACAATAAAACTTTTCTGTAAGTTTGCCCGGCGGCGTTCCCGCTCGTTTTCCCTGGTGATATCCAAAATGGTTTTATTTAATTCTGCAATTACCTTTTGCTGCTCGTCAATTATGGTGTTTTTCTCGTCTATTCGTTTCAAAAAATCGGCGCCCTGGGCTCTTTCTTCGTCCACATCCTTTTGGAGGCGTTCTGCCTGTCCACGAAGATAGGCAATGGAACGCTCGCGGACTTCCCGTTCTTCAATATGGCCTTTACGCTGGAGCGCCATTTGCTGGATGTATTCTTCGGCATTGCGGGCGATGTCCTGCTGTAATTTTTCGTTCTTTGCCCGTTCTTCGGCGATCTGCTGGCGCAGGCCCTCCATCTGGGCGGTAATCTCGTAGGATGTGGCAGGACAGGGATTGTCAAGCAAGGGTTGTCCGACCCGGTTTCCGCAGATAGCTGTCAAGGCATTGTCGATCACGCCGACAGTAGTCCACTTGAAATCCTTCACGGAATGGGAAAAATAATCATTGACGGTATACTCACTGATAGACGGGGCAGCTTTGGCAATATCTTTCAAGGTAATACCGCGGGCGGCTTTGATTGCTCTGTGAAATTCCCGCACAACCATAATATCACCCAGAGCCGCCAGTTTCGGTCCGTTGCAGGTCACGCCATAATCCGGACATTTCAGGCATTTCTGATAAAGCCCAATGTGATTTGCCGTTTCCCCTGTCATATTTGTGTTTTCTTCCATAGGGTTGGGCGAAGACCCAAGTCCTCCAATGGTATCATTTTCTACTTTTTTCATACACACAGCCCTTGTTTGGGTTTTGGCCCAAACCCGCAGTTGTTTTTACACAATGCGGTTTTCCACTTTCTCTTATTGTATTTTTGGTTTGCATGGTGTAGGCTGTAATCAGCCCAAGCAAGACCCGGCGGCGTAAAGTTTGGCGACAGAGCGTCGCTGGGTCAAATTAAAAAACATTACAAAGGAGGCCGGATAGTATGATCTTTGCAGAGAATCCCATCATTGTAGGTATCGTCGCAGAGCTTCGGGAGAAGACGGAGGAAGATCTGCGTCTTATTTATCAGCTTGTCCGGCGGCTGTAATGCCCTTTCGGCAATCATACCATAAAATACAAATGTGTGCAACACATAGACAGAAAATAAATATAAAATGATAAAGGGGGAAATGGATGGAGCCTAGAACAAAAGAAGATATGATCTCCTGTATCTATGATAAGCTGCGGGATGCATCTCCGGCGGATGTGGAATCCGTGTACTGGATGGTCGTCATGGAAGTCGATGCCTAAAAGGAGGTGATCCGAATGTATCTAATCGGGGATAAAGGAGGGATGTACTCCGGGAAGCATGAGATTCTGACAACCACCGTGATCAACCAGGTTGCGGATCTGGATCCGGCGGAGCTGCTGATGGTAGCGGACTATATCCGGGGCCTCAAGCTGTCAAGAAAATTCCGTAAGTGACAATTTTCGATGGATTATCACCGAACAGGTGTTCTATAATGACAACGTAAGGAGATGAAACAGAAAAGCCCCGCAAAAAACGTGGGCTTACCGGCCTGCGATTGGAGGGGCTATATGGATACTGTAACGAAAGCGATCAACAAACACCTGGAGACCATGACGGAAAAGGAGCGGGTCATGGTGCTGAAATACATCCACGCATTGAAAGATTTTCGATAAGGAGGAATTGCCTATCAGTGAATTGACCGGCCTGGCGTTAGCTGGAAACTTTGCGCCGTCTGACCCTGCATTGGCGGAAGCATTGCAGCCGGTGCTGGAAATTATGCACGAGAAATACGTCTCTGCTGTTCTAATCGTGAAAAGCACAGGAGCCGACCTGTATTTTGGCGAAGATGGAAGCCATTATTTCAACCGGAAGATGCTGGAAGAGTATATTTCAAAACCAGAGTTTGGTTTGACGAATGAGTTCTTTGCAGCACTTATGAAGCAGGAATAAAGTATAACGGAGTGACCGGGTAGGTCACTCCGTTTCTTTATGGATGGCAACGGCCACAAGGTTCGTAGCCCATGGCCAGCAAATCGTCACGAGCCCCGGTGAATGTGGATTTATTGGAATCCTTGATATCATCTGCACTTCCGCAGCTGGAATAATGAAACTTCATAGAATTTGTGTTCAAAACGTAAGTTGTTTGATACTGCGTTTCTTCGGAAGTCTCAGACAATGCAGTTTCGGGCTCTGTAGTTTCTTCGACAAGTGTTTCAGAGGTTTCAACAGATGCAATCTCTGTTTCTGTGGAAATAACAGTTTCGGCAGTTGTTTCGATTGTAACAGAAGTTTTAGCCTGAAGCGGTTCCGTCTCAGAAACGACTGTAGAAGTATTTTTCTTTCCGCCCAATAAGATAACCACAATCAGAACCCAGAACCACCAGCGTTTATAAACAGGTTTCTTCTGACCATCATTTCTTGATTCTTCGACAAACGATTCCGGGCCCATGGCGGATCTGTTTTTCTCTGCCTTTATAGATTTGCTTTTATGCAAAAGAACTACAGCAATGATTGCGTAAGCCAATGCAGCAAAGATATTATTGAACAGCATCACAATGGCACCGATAGCACAAAATAAACCAACATAAAAATGCCAAGTGTATTTTGATGTCCTATGGGATTTCTTGTTTTTTGCCATATAAGAAAACTCCTTTTATTTATACCCAATAAAGATATAAATAATTATATTGATTCTTTGCAATCAAGTCAAGAAAAGAGTGACCTTTTTCGGGTCACTCTTTTTCTTTTAGCTTCTGTTTCATTTCTTCCGCTGCGGCGATCCAGGACTTTACCAGAACCGGGAACACATCGTCCGGCAGCTGGGCTATGGCTTCGATGAAAGCGTTTTTCTCGCTCGGTCTGCCGCTGAGAACGTCGGCAAACACGGCTTTAAGCTCCGCTTCTTTATCTTTTGGCGGGAAAGGATCATCACCGACTCCGGTTTCAAGCCAAACCCTGTCAACGCCATAGGTGGCACATACCAGATTTATAAATGCTTGTGAAGGTTCAACCCGGCCAATTTCGATATTAGAGATTGCATCACGACCAACACCAAGTTCATTTCCTAGAACCTCTTGAGTATATCTCTTTTCTTTGGTGCTCAATCGCTTTCTGAGTTCTTTTATTCTTGATCCGAAAGTCATTGTTTAGCACCTCCTTTCGATAATTATAATAGCACATCACTTTGCGTTAGTCAACACAAAATAAAAATATATTTTTAAAAATTTGCGTTTAAATGTGTTGACAAACGCAAAACCGTGTGCTATAATGCGTATATCAACACAAGATAACTCGTCGAAGAACACTAAATTTAAAATCATTGGAGGATCTGGATATGAAAACTTATAAAGAAACCAAATCGGAGATTAAAGAGCTGGTCGCGAAGTATGGCCTGGACGGTATCACCGGATACCACATCCGGGAGCTGCAAGAGCAGGGCCACACCGGCACCAACATCCAGAATGCGATTGGTTATTTCCAGTTCTCTCCCAGAACTGCCTGCTACCGCAAATAAATACCCGGGCCGGGTAACCGGCCCACTTAAGGAGAAACAATAATGGAAAAAGAAATCATCATTTCTACCTTAGAGAATTGCATAGGGAGCGGCCCGTGTGAGGGATGTCCCTTTGACGCGAGTATTCCAGGGTATATAAATTTCCCGGACTGCATGGTTGAGTTGCAGCGGGAGGCATTAAAAATCATTAAAGGTATGGAGGTGAACGCATGAGCGAGCAGAACAAGCAGCTGAGCGCAGAACTGACTCAGGCAATGGAAGGCCTGCCCGAAGAAGTCCGGGCAGAGTTCCAGAAGAAATGGACCGAACAGGCCATCGGTGCCCGGATCGTGGCGGAGATGACCACCAACCAGCCCGGTTAATCCCGGGCTGAGGATCACAAGGGAGGAAGGCTATGCCCATCACCATATCCAGAACCGGGGAAATGAATCCCCAGTACACACCCCTGACCCCGGAGCAGAAGCGGCGGGCCTGGGAGTACATCATCAAGACCTGGGCAGACAAAAACGCCGAGAGCTTCCGGGCAATGCTTGAGAAGGAAAAAATCTATGAGTGAAACCATCAATGCCTACAAAGGATTCGATAAGGATCTGAAACACCATGGAGGCTTTGGCTGCCGGATAATAACCAGCTGACGGCAGCACCGAAGAATCAAGACGAAACTGCAGCGTAACCAAAGGAGGGTTTGCCAATGTTCAGTTTCGATGAGAAATTCCAGGAACTGTGGGCACAGATTCCTAACATTGTAAATTACCGGGATTACGTTGGAATGGCAAATGCCATTGACGATGCAAGAACCGGAAGAGAAAACACAGACCGGGACGAGCAGGTACTGCTGGAAGTCCTGGAGCTGTTCAAAAATGCCCGTGATATCCGGGATGAATAAATGGAGGATTATTTATGAGCGAAATCAAGAAAATCAGCTGCCGGGACGGTGAGACCTTTACCATCGGCGGCCTGGAATTCATCAAGTTTCCCGATCAGAACGGCAAGGCTCCCGTCGTAATGAAGGATATTGTCTTCCGTTCCCGGTTCGGAAATGACAACAACCTGCACACCAGCGAAGTCCACAAGCGGCTGCAGATGGAGGTGTTGCCCCGGATCATCGAAGCGGTCGGTGAAGAGAACGTCCTGGAATTCGAAACCGATCTGACCACCCTGGATGGTCTGAAGCCTTACAAGCCAGTCAAGTCCCGGATCAGCCTGCCGACCATGGATTTCTACCGCGCCAATGCCGAGATCTTCGGAAAGTTTAAGCCCGATCGTTGGTGGTGGCTGGCAACTCCGGAGTCCGCACAGCCTAACAGTGATCCAAACTGGGTCGTTTGCGTTTCGCCGTCCGGCTACCTCTTCTACGACAGCTACATCAACTACGACTTCGGTGTCCGCCCGTTTTGTATCTTTAATTCTTCTATCTTTGAATCTTGAACAACATAAAGGAGGAACCAATGGAAGAACACAACATTATGGATCTGGAGGATGTGACCCTCAACACGCTGACCGAGACCGGGGCAGAAGTCCGGCTGATCTTCGTCAACGGTTACCAGGAAGCTGTCCGGGTGCTGGACTTCGGCGCAGAGACTCTGCTGGTACAGGACAGGGATGGTCAGAGAAAACTGGTGTACATCCACGCGGTCAGCACCATCAACATGGGCTAAATCCCAGGCGACTGGGAAATCAATACCCCGCTGCGGTGGCGGGGGATATGGGCTGGAAGTGCTTTGGGAAGCACGCCGGCAGCACAGCCGGAGGCAGTGGGTTCGAATCCCACCCGGCCCTCCATCGGCCAGGGCAGTAGGCCGAAACGATTATCTCCTTACAGACAGCCGGAAAGACGGCACCGCCGGGACCGGTCACCCGGCGGTATATGGGGCAATAGTACAAGCAGGAAGTACAACGGACGGTGGCAAACAGGCCCGAAGGTAGCCGCTACAATGCTGGTTCGAATCCAGTTTGCCTCACCAGCGGGACGCATACGCCCGCCATGGGAATCAGCCTTTCGTAAACCTCTACCCAAGCTGACAGCAGGGAAAGACCGCCGCCGGGTTAAGCCATGGCCCGGCGAAATACGCCGGTGTCGTCCAATGGCAGGACATCAGTCTTCCACACTGAGAACGCGGGTCCGATTCCCGTCACCGGCTCCATTTTATCGAAAAGAGGTTATTGATATGGACAATTTAGACCGGGATATCCGGGAAGCCCAGCGTCTGGGCTATGGTGTCCATTATGGGCACTATAAGGCGGATCATCCCTATACCGCAGACCATTCGGTGGATCTGGTGCCGGAGTATCCGGTCAAAAAGTGCGCCGAGTGCGGCGAAGAGTTTGTTCCCGGCAGACCGGGCCAGATATACTGCTCGGAAGAATGCCGGAACAGAAGGAATGCCCGTGAGTCGGCAAGAAAGAACCGGGAAAACAGGCCGAAGTCTCCGATCGGGCCGGCGGTATGCCCGGTCTGCGGCTGCACTTTCCACCGCGAACGTGCAGACCGCATATACTGCGGTATGTCCTGCGCGGCAGTGGCTCGGAACAAAAGGCGGAAAGGAGAGAAACGGAAAAAGCATCCGATAAAATGGGAGACTAGCTCAGAAGGCTAGAGCTGTAGTGTCCCGGGTTCGAGTCCCGGGTCTCCCACCATAAGCCCTCCGGCGGATGCCATCCCATGAAGCCGGTGCGGCGCGATTTTCCTTACTTATTTCTCTTTCATTATTCCAAAACCGGCGCGGGATGGCGTGCCGGATATTTTCAGGAGGTAGTCCCATGAACACAGAAGAAAACAAGCGCATCGTCGCGGAAGGGCTGGAACGCCGGAAGGCAGACCGGGCACTGGCAGAGCGGGAGGCGCAGCTGGACAGCTATGAACAGGACCAGCTTGCAGCCATCCATCAGAACTGTGCAGATGCCAGACTGAACCGGGAAGCAGAGCAACACCGTTATCTTCAGCAGCAACAGCGGATCGCCCGACGGCAGGAATGGGCAGCCAAGGCGGCGCGGGCTCAGATGCTGGAGGATAAGTCTGTGGCGGCGGTCCGGTATTATGGTGTTCTGTGCCTGGTGGTGCTGCTGATCAGCGCGGTTACAAAGCTCCCCTTCTGGGCGGCTGCGGCTCTGATCCTGGGCGGCGCGATCTTCCCGGCAGCGTATATTTTCCGGCTGTACAATCCGGTGGAGGAATAAGATATGGCAAAATACAGAGTGCCGGATGACTTCGAAAAGCAGATCATGCGGGAAAACGGCCTGTCGGAGGATAAATCCTACGAGGTGTTCTATCAGGATGCGGACTGTATCCGCCTGCTGTGCCATGAGACCCGGGACTTCATTACGATCCACAAGGGGGACCGGCAATGGTGACCACAAAAAAGAGCGACACCCTCACCGACCAAAGCCAGGGCATCGCTCAAACACACACAGCCGTATGGGACTGCATGACTATTATAGCATGAAGTCCCATTTTCGGCAAGATGAAAATGGAGGATATTATGACACCTATGAGCAAAATGGCAAACCAGGCCATCAATAAGATAAAGGAAAGCAAAAAGAACGTCACCGGCCAGAAGGAGAAGGTTATGGCATCTGCGGTGGCGGATCAGCTGGAGAACTTCTGCCGGCAGGATGAGGAATTTGCACAGGCGGTTTTCCAGGGCGGTGCTTTTTCTGAGTGTATGAAGAAGGTTGCAGCCGGTGTAGGCGCTTCGATCTCGGATCTGGAAGCCTATCGGAAGGCGGTGCAGTTCTATTTCCCCGGAGCAGAGGTTCGGATGCAGCTGACCATTGATCTGATCGGAAGCGCCGCAGGAACGGAAACGGCGAAGACCGAGCCTGTGGCGGAGGAAAAGCCGAAGATCATCAGCCTTAATCTGGCGGACTTCTTCTGATCGAGGAAAGGTTATGCTGATAAAAAGAGAACTGGCTACAATTCCGCTGTTACCTATTCCGGAACTGAAGCCGATAGCAACCGGAGTAAAAGATTACTTTACAGCGGTGGATTTGGTAGACCTGCCTCGTTCTGGAACGGTACTGATAGCGGATCTCTACCGTGAAAGAGACAAAAGTTTTGCCGCCAGATTTGTATCGGACGGTAAGACCTACCTGACAACTCTAAAGTGGCCGGCGGATAACTGGGGGAAATTCAATCCAACGGTGCATTACTGGTACAGCTGCACCTCTGCGAATTACCCGGAGGATACAAAACTGGCAGAGCAATTCTTGGGAAAAAAAGAACGGGAATCCTGGCGAAGCACAGGAGCTCTGGCTGTAATCGACGCTTTTATTTCAGATATCGCAGAGGATAAGCGATACCAGGCGGAGATAAGAAGGGATGAACTTCGCAAAAAACATTTTGCAATGTATCCACCGCTGCCAGAGGACATTAAGGAGTTCTGCGAAAAAACTGTATTTGCCCATGGATACATATTCTATGACAAGTTGACGAAATCCGGACGTCGGTATGGCAGATGTGGTAATTGCGGGAAAAAGTTCCGCATTGCCAAGGACGTGAAGCAAAACCAGGAAACAGTATGCCCACATTGCGGAAGACAATCGGTGTATAAGGCTTCGTGGCGGATATCTGTACAGAAAGACAGAGAACAAATTTGCATCACAGCAAAAGTAGACGGGCAGCTTCTGATCCGCTGGGTGAATGTTTACCGGACGGTTACTTCGGCTGGTAAACGGAACTACACCTTTTTGGATTATGCATACAACCTATATATTCAGGAGAAAAACAAAAAGACGATCTATACCTACGAATTCAGAACAGTTCCGTATACGGATGGAAACCGTGAATGGAAGCGACGGCCTAATAATACACAAAACTTCAGTGAGGCATATACGTATACGGAAAACTTGGATGAAGTATTTGGCAGTAACTACTACAATGTTGACCTTAAGGCGGGGCTCCATGGCAAACGAGTAAAACTCAGTTTCACAGCACTGCTCAATGCACTACAGGATGTTCCGGCTGCGGAATATCTGTTTAAGTTAAATATGCCGGAGCTGGCATCCAATGCAAAATATCTGACGTATAACAAGAAAGTGAAAAAAACAGGCTTTCGGGAAGTTCTGGGTGTAAGCAAACAGCTTTTGCCTATGTATAGTTCTATGGGCGTTACCTATGAGGAACATCTCGTGATTGCCAGTTACGGCGCATGGGTGTCATCGGATGACATGACAGCGTATCGGAATCTGAAGATTGATGGAGACTTGGACTTAGTAAAAACAATCCTTGGAATGATGTCATTTGGAAAATTTACCCGGTATTTCGGAAAACAGAAAGAGCGGACCAGAAAGAACACTCATTTTATTATGATCCAGTATCGGGACTATATCGATATGGCAAAAAAACTGAAGATCGATCTTACGAGAAAGCCTCTTCGATTCCCACAAAATATTTGTAAAGCACATGATGATGTACTGGATGCTTTTAACCGCATGAAATTTGAGAAGGAAAACGCTGAATTTGTCAAAGCGGTGAAGCCTATTTATGAGAAACTTCCGATTCTGGAATATATGAATGAACAGTATTGTATCGTTTTTCCGCAGCTTAGAACAGACCTGGTCAGAGAAGGAAAGTCTTTAGGCCACTGTGTCTCAGGTGATAGATACTGCGAAGAACACAAAAAAGGCAGATACATGATTTTCTTTATTCGTCGGAAAGAAAACAGAGAGAAGCCTTTCTTTACCATGGAAGTAAATATGGGAGCCGGAACGATAGTGCAGATTCATGGTGTAGGTAACTGTTCGGCACCTCCAGATGTGCGTAAATTCGCAGAATCTTTTGTGAACAAGTTAGTTCCTGCAAAGAAAACGGATAAAAGGAGAAAAACTGCATGAGCGAAGCAATGATTTATCAGCGTCAGATTTCTGACGTAACCCAGGACATCCGGAGAAAGACGGGAGAATTCCTTCTGACTGCCATTGAGATCGGACGGCTCCTGTTTGAGGCAAAGTCCATGGTGGAACCCGGCGGCTGGGGCAAGTACATTGAGGAGGAACTGCCGTTCTCCCAGTCCTGGGCCAATAACTATATGAAGTTGTATAAGGAATTCGGCAGTGATCAGACATCCTTATTCGGCAATTCCCAGACGTTTATGAAACTGCGGCCTACCCAGGCCCTGGAACTGCTGGCCCTTCCCATGGAGGACCGGGAAGCTTTTGTGCAGCAGCACGATGTGGAGAATATGTCCACCCGACAGCTGCGGTCTGAGGTACAGGCCCAACTGGAGGAGGAACGGAAACGCCGGGAAGCTGCAGAAAATGAAAGGGAGATTGCCGAAGCTCAGCTTCGGGACACGGAGCAGAATTTACTGGATACCCAGCAGCAGTTATCTGCTGTGAAATCCATCGAAAGCGAATGGCAGAAGCAGATAGATAAGCTTTCTGCTGAAAAGCATCTGGCCGAGACCGGAGAGAAGAACGCCCAAAGTAAGGTCGAGGTTCTGGAAAAGCAGCTGAAGGAGGCCAAGAAGGCTGTAAAGCAGGCCAAAACCGATTTGAAGCACGCCCAGGAGCACCCGGAGGTGCCGGAGAACCTTCTGGAGGAGCTTCGGGCCCAGGCGGAAAAGGAAGCTGCGGAAAAGGCGGAAGCCGATCTTCAGAAGAAACTGGCAGAAGCTGCTGCCGCCCTGGAAAAGGAAGCAGCCAAGCGCCAGGAGGCTGAGGAAAAGCTGGCAGCAGCTCAGAAGCAGGACCGGATGAAGGATCCTAATCTGATGGCAGTGCAGACTCTGGGGCAGCAGCTTCTGGGGACGGCGAATTCTATCAACGGGCACCGGCTGAAGGCCGTCATGCAGGATGAGACCAACGCGAAACCGATCAATGCTTTCCTGATCCATCTGATCAATGAGATCCGCCAGAGCTTCGGCATTAAGCTGGAGGATCTGAAGGGGTGACGGATATGTTCTTCTTCATGAAGGATGAAGTGTGGCGGCAGCACATGGACGAGCTGGGGATCCGAAAAGCCATCGATCACCTGAAGGAGAAAGGCCTGCCGGCGAACTGGCCTACCGGTATCGTAGATCCTTCCGGATACGGTGTATGTTACCTGCCGGAGGGAAAGCCATGGTACAAAAGCCAATGCCACTGCTATGAGGGCTATTACCTTCACGGTGGAACGGGAACGGTTCGATGCAGGACTGCAGGAGAACTGCTGCCGGGGATCGTCCATAACCATGTTTGTTCAAAAGAATATTGGAAGTGTCCATTTTATAAGGAGGAAAATACATGAATTACATCAGCATCCATGACAAGCGGATCGAGCTGACAGATGAGCAGGCGGAGGCCATTGCCACGACTCTCAGAGAATGGGAGAGAATGGAACGGGAAAAGAAAATGCTTTCTGACATTCCTGCAGGTGAGACCTTCAAGATCGGAAAGTACGAATTTGTCGTGCTGGAGCAGATGGGAACCGAAACCGCTGTTATTCTGAAGAAACTTATGGAGGAAGAAATGACGTTCGGCAGAAGCAATCACTACAAGGGTTCCAATGTAGATGAGGCCTGCTGCAAGTTTGAATCTCTGATTACGGAAATTGTGGGAGATGGGAACCTTGTGGATCATGTGGTGGATCTTACTTCCGACGATGGACTGAAAGACTATGGAACAATTACCCGCCGGGTATCGTCTCTGACAGCGGAACAGTACCGGAAATACGTTGAGATCCTGGACAAGTACAAGCCGGAATCCTGGTGGTGGCTGTCCACTCCCTTCAGCACAAAGCGCCATGATAACGACAGATGGACGAAATGCGTTTCGCCGTCCGGCTTCCTCCGCATCGTCAACTGCAGCTACGACGTCATCGGTGTCCGCCCGTTTTGTATCTTTAAATCTTCTATCTTTGTATCTTTTGAGAACTGAAGATGGGAGATAATGACCTGAAAGTAATTGTCAAAGCTAAGGAACTGGCAGTCCATTCTTTTAAACTGACATCCAACTGCAACCGGTACCCGAAAAAGTATCGGCATTCCTTAGTAGACCGTATCCAGATCCGGAGCCTGGACCTCTATGAGACTCTGCTGGAAGCCAACCGCATCAATAACCAGACCCAGAAGTGGCAGCGATGCGAGATGATAACCAGAGCGGTAACCATCTGTGATCAGATGCTGTTCTACATAGAACTGTCCATGAATCTGGAAATGCTGAATGACAAGTCAGCGGCTTATTGGTCTAAGATGGTCCAGGACATTAAATATATGTCTCTGGCATGGAGATCGAAGGAAAGAAAGTAATCAATTAGGCTGTGCGTTGTTTTTTCTTTGCGTTTCGCCGTCCGGCTACCTCAACAACGACAACTACAACAACAACGACAACGGTGTCCGCCCGTACTGATAAACCGTTAGACAGAGTAGGCAGAAAGCCGAAATCAATACAAATTATCAAAAGAACGCACAACCTTTCCGGAAGGATAAACAGAAAAGGACTATGCTGCATGACCGATTTCGAGAAAGTGATTGACTTTAAGAATATGTACAGAGCATTCCGCAGAGCAAAACGCGGAAAAGGATTTAAAAATGGTGCAGCCAGATTTGACGCTGCGGCCTTGGATGGAATCCATGCACTGATCCATCAACTTGAGACCAAACAATACCGGGTATCTCCTTACACGGAATTCAAAGTCTTTGAGCCGAAGGAACGTATTATACAGACAACCTCTTTTAAGGATAAGGTCGTGCAGCATAGTCTGTGCGATAACGTGATCATGCCCAGACTGAAAAAGGTGTTTATTTACGATAACTGTGCCGGACAGGAAGGAAAGGGCACGCTATTTGGCCTTGACAGGCTTAGCGAGCAGATGCAGCAATTTTATGACCGATATGGTCATTCCGGATACATTCTGAAATGCGATATCCGGAAGTTCTTCTACAGCATTTCCCATGAGCAGCTGAAGGACATTGTGGAATACCATTTTGGGTACGATCCGGATGTGCTGTGGCTGTGTAATCTGTATATTGACAGCACTGAAGGAAAAGGAATCCCACTGGGAAATCAAATCAACCAGGGATTCGCCTTGCTGTACCTGGATGGAATGGATAAGCTCATCAAATACGAGTTGGGAATTGAATTCTACGGCCGGTACATGGATGATTTTTGGCTGATCCATCCCAGCAAGAATTATCTGAAATGCTGTCTGGAAGTGATAACAGCCTATCTGGAAACACTGGACCTGGAGCTGAATGGAAAAACACAGATATTTCCGTTTAAGAATGGTGTCAGTTATCTGGGGTTTCATACCTACATAACACGGAATGGAACGCCGATCCGGAAGCTCAAAAACCAGAATAAGCGAAATGCCCAGAAGAAGTTTGTCCGGATGGCGAAGCTGACTGCATCCGGTGACTTGCCGGAAACAGTGCTTCAGGTGTCCTATGGGGCCTGGAAGAATCACATTTCACACGGAAACTGCCATAAGTTGGGGGAATGTATGGACAAAAGAGTAAGAGAAATATTCCAAGACAAGAAGGAGGCGGCCAAATGAGCAGCGGTATGCGGATCGATCCGAAGGGGCTGCCGCTTCCCATGCAGGAGCAGGTGGCCATGGCGCTGCTTGAGCAGCAGACTGGGAAAAAGGCAATGCCGGATATGGAGGAGAGCACAGAAGTGAATCAGATTTCTTTTGAAGAACGTAAGAGGGTATACACAAAGGCGCTGATTACCTATGGTGACCGGGTGCAGATGATCGTTGCTGTGGAAGAGCTGGCGGAGTGCCAGAAGGAAATTTGCAAAATCCTTCGCGGTGGTGAGAACTTTCCTCATCTGGCTGAGGAAATTGCCGATGCAACCATCATGCTGGAACAGGTCAGACTCATGTTCAATATCAATGATCAGGTATCTGATTACATGGACGCAAAAATCCGCAGGTTGGATGAAAGGTTGAGATGCACCTATGGTGAAATGTAATCCACGGGCCTTTGCCCGGTGCCCATACAATAAAACCTGCGGCAGCCTGGAAATGGCAGAGTTTACGGAAAACAGTGACTGCCACCGATTCAATAATAAGGTGCTGGATATGCCGGTGACAAATGGGGACAAGATCCGCATGATGGACGACCGGGAACTGGCATCTTTCCTAACGACAATTACACGGGTCTGCGCAGACCACCGCTGCGGAGACTGCCCCATCGGAAACCCGGCCTGCATTGCTATGGTTCACTGGGTGAGGCAGACGGAAGGATAATCCTACTATATATTAAGGAGAACACCATGGAAATTCATGTAAAGATGAACGAAGCGGAAATGAATGACTTCCTGGCGTACCGTCGGGAGAAGGCGGGCAGGACAGCGGCCCGGAACAGACTGCAGGAGCTGGCGAAGAAGGTACTGTGGGCCATAGGGCCCAATGCAAAGTGTAATGGCTTTATCATCGTGGACCAGGATCACGCAGAGGATCTGATGGAGATGGCGGCCATGTATGCAGAATAACCGCAGATTGCGCCATGGGCATGAGCAACCGTGCCCAGGTCGGAGTTTGTGAAATGGCGGGAGGTGGAAGCGTGGCGGGTAAAACAATGAAACAGCGGATCTTCGCCGGAAATACCTGCGAGCAGATCGTGTACAACGTTCCGGAGGGAACTAGAAAGCCGAAGGGCTACGACCCGGAGCATACGGACCGGAATCGGTTCAAGGATGAAGCCGACCGGAGGCGGCACAAGATAGAGATCTCTCGAAAAAATTTTGTCCGGCTGGTCAATGCCAATATGGAACCCGGTGACCTATATGTTACGTTAACCTTTGACAACGACTGGGAGGTACATACTTTTGAGGATGCCAGACGAATCCGCTATAACTATATCCGAACATTGATTCGAAAATATCCGGAAGCCGTGATTTTCGCGGTTATGGGCAGAGGTAAGAGTACCGAACGCATTCATTTCCACTTTCTTATTAAAGGTATACCGGAAGATTTTATCGCCAAGAAATGGAAGTACGGTAAAGTCAAGCGGATCGTGGCGCTCAGAGCACACTGCTGGTACGACGGCGTGGATCATGGCGCTGATTATACCGGTATTGCAAACTATATGTTCGATCACTGGACAGAAGAACAGGGCGGCCATCGATGGTTTCAGACAAAAAATGTCAAGCAGCCGGAGAAGGAAACGCCTACCGAGGTACGTGTCACCGGCGGCTATTCCGAGAAGCGTCCGCCTATTGCGCCCAAGGGGTATAAGCTGGTCTCCATCAAGACCACAGCCTATGGATATCTCTATTTTAAATATGTATTGATCCCGCCGAAAGAACCACGCAGACCGGTGGGTAAAAAAGACCGGAGAAAGACAGGTTAGTTAAGCCTTGTAAATGTGTAAAGTTTTACAACCATAAACAATCGGAAAAGGAGGCGGTAACGTATTAGCAAGCCAAGGTACAACTGGTGGCCCTTTGCCCTGAACATGATCAAGGATTATCCGGAGAGACAGAAGAATGCAGAATCTCTGGAAAGACAGGATCGTATTGAATTTGACACAGTAAGAAAAGCTGTAGAGCAGACAAAAACCATGATCGACGGAAAGAACAGAATCCAGGTAATCAACATGACCCTATGGAAACAGACCCACACAGTTGACGGGTCTGCCATGGCGCTGCATCTTTCCGAGAGAACAGCCCAGCGCTACCGCTGGCAGTTTGTGGCATTGGTTGGGATGCACTACGGCTTCTTGACATGGGAGGAGTACCAAGAAGTGGTGAGAAAGGACGCGGGAAACAAAAAACGGAATCCCAGAGCCCAAAACTTTGTGTAAGCTTTTACTATGCAGAGCTGGAGGTTGACATGGCAAAACCCTGGGAAAAGAAATTTCTGAACAGCAAAGCATGGTTTTTATGTCGGACAGGATTTATTGCCGAGAGAGTACGGATAGATGGCGGTATGTGTCAGGTGTGCCGGAAGAACCTGGGATACATCGTCCACCACAAGATCCACCTGACGCCGGAGAATATCAACGATCCGGAAATCACGCTGAACTGGGTAAACCTGTCATACGAGTGCAAGAATTGCCACGATCAGCACGAAGGGCATGGCATAAAACGGACCGTTTCCACCGTTTGTGCCTTCGATTTGGACGGAAATCCCATCGGAATTTACCCGGAATTTGAGAGCAACCGGCTGTGATATCCCCCCTGGGTCCGCATCCCTCCTACGTAGTAGGAGAC